CTCAATCTGACCAAGACGCTTGCCATTACTGTCGCGTCCCACTTGCTGCTCAGCTTGAATACGGATTTTGTCCGCCTCATCCTGAGGTGCGTGGTGGTGCAACTCCGCCATAATCTCCTGATATACATCCTCAGGAAGCTTGTACAGCAGCATTTCATTGCAAGCGATGAACCCAGTGTGCTCACCGGCTTTAACTTTGTAGTTCTCAAAGCCCGGAACATCTTCGACTTTTACTGGTTCATAACCCATGCGCAAGCGCTTGTGGATAGGGTCGTACCCATTGGTAGTTGAAAGCCAACATACGTGGAATCCCGGAATTGCCGGGGGTTTTGGAAGGGACTCTTGAATCCATTCCGATCTGAACATCCTACGACGTTCCTGCGCACTCGCCAGTTCTTCCGTTGCTGCGCCGCGTTGACTGTCCTGCTCTGCGCGGGACTCGCGACCACCAGCGGTAAGATTCTTTTTCAATCGATCGTCTCTCATGTGAATTCCCCTTATTACTTGGTTTGCATGCGGTCGTATTCCGCATACTTACGAATCATCTTGTTGCGTTCGGTAAGATTATCCCACCGACCGGCCTCTTTGATCGCTTTAACACGCTCAGGCGACAATCGGAACTCGCCGGGACGAGCGCTCGATGTGTGTTCACGGCCTGAAGATGTTACCACGCTGCGGGGTCTCCGTTCTGACGATCGACTATTTGTTTCGCCATTGCCGCTATTATAACGGTGCGGCAAGTATTTTGTCAATCTATTATCCAGCTCTTCCCAGTACTCGGCGGTCTTGGGGTCCCAGCCCTCAGCCGTCAATTTCTCGTCGATCTTGGTGGCCACGGTCGAGTCCATGTCGTCCCCGTTCGGGTCGTACCAATCGTTCCGAGCCATCCAGTCGGAGGCGTGACGCTTGAGCAGGGGGTCCGGTGCCTTTGGCACTGAGTGCTTGGGTGAGTCGTTGCTCACAGCCTTTTTGCGCAGCGCCTCGAGCGCCTCCACCTGCCTTCGAGCCTCGTACCAAGCCTCCTGCGCCTCAACCGACGCACTACCGTCGGCCATTTCGGTCGCCTCTTTGATCTTCATCTTGGCATACTGCAGCCTCAAATGCCCATCTTCGATCGCCTTGTCCAGTCGAGCAAGGTCCGAACCGGCTGTGCGCTTTTCGAGAACCGCAAGACGCTCGGCCATCTGCTCGTTCTGGCGTTTCAGCGAGTTAATCAGGTGGTTCGACTCGGTAGCTTTGGCCTTCTGGAGCTTCTTCTTGAGCTGTCGTTCATCTCGACGGGCCAGTCGGAGCGCTTCCCGTGCCGGATCGGCGTCCGGAATATTGTCTCGGGGGTCGTCGTGGTCGTCGTCGATACTTCCACCGCTATTGTGGCCTTCACCATCGTCTCCAGCGGCTTCCGAAGTACCTCCGGGTACCTCCTCGGGGGTCAGGAGGGCGACAGCGGAACCGTCCGCTTCCTCCGCGACCTGCAAGTCCATTTTGTCTTGGGGGTTCATAGGAATGCCTTCACTTTCAAGGGATCCATTGTGACCTTCGCGATCACTTCATGGTCGTTAAACACGGAAAACAGCGCGGATTCGCCCAGCGAGGGGTCGCCGTAAGGCACCTCCCAGCGGTCTCCACCCCATTTTGGCATGCGCACATAGTCGCCGACCTCGATCCAGTTGCCCTCGGGCCACGGTTCGAGTGTATCGCGTTTCTTGAAAGCTAACGGACCGATCGCGATGACTTTCGCCACCTGATTGTTCCATTTCTCGGTTTCCTTCGTCTCTTCTACGAGTACGATGCCGGACGATGTGACGGTCTTTCGAGTGGCACGCCACTGTACTAGAATACGTCCACCAACTGGCACTGCACCGGGTTCAACTGCGGGAAATGCTTCCTGCAACGCGGCTTCGTTCGAAGCCTCCGGTTGAGTGGTCTCACTCATCATTTTCAGGTTCCTTTAACAGGTCATTTAAGATTACCAGAGCTTCTGCAAGCCCTTGGTGCTGTCCTACCAATCGTTGGTAGGTTTCGAAGTTAACGGCGTTACCATTAACTAACGACTGCGCGATCGTCTTTTGACGCGACTCGATAGCACCAATCAAGTCACCGACGTATCGCATTATTTCTTCTTCGCTTGAGACAGCGCACCACCACCACGCTTGGGGGTGCTGGAGGTCTTCACGGGCTCTTTCGCGCCCAGCGAGGAACCGTCGAGCTTCGCGCCCATTGCGATGCGTTTATGGTAAGGCACGTCTTGGCCCATTTGGGATTGATCAGAAGTTGCCATTTTGGCCTCCGAGGGATTGTTGCGCGCTTTGCTGCGCGGTGAGTGCAGTTTGCAACTGCTCCTGTTGCAGAATCTTCGCGTCTTGCGTCAATTCTGCGGATTTGATACGCTCTTCGGTCAGATTGTCCGAGGCGTTGAGTGCGATCTCGATCTGCTGCTGGCGGTTCTTGTGCAGCGCGTCCTGCTGCAAACGCTTCTCGGCAAGTATCGTGTCGGCCTGATCCTTCATCTTGCGACGCTCGGTCTCGGCCATCGACGTGTCGAGAATCACCTTGTCCGCTCCATCCATCTGCGGCTGCGGCTTCATGCTCTCCATCTGCTTCATCATCTGCTGGATCGCTGGCATCACCTTCGTGAAGCCCTCTTTTACGTCCATCATCGTGTGCTGCGACGCCAGCGCGTACAGCTTGTCGATGTCCCCGGTGATTCCCGCGATGTCGTAATTCGCCACCGGCTTGCCCAGCGACTCCTCGACGTAGCCGTTCATGTGGCCAAGATACCAGAGCATCAGGTGCTGCTTAAGGTGCTCCAGCGCGTTCGGCAGGAACTGCTGCGCAATGATCGGGTTGCCGCCCAGCATCGGGTTCAGCGCGAAGTCCAAGTGCGCTTGAATGTGCGCCAACTGGTTCTGGTGCGGGTACGCGAAAGCGGCACGCCCAATGGCCATTGCTGCGTTTTCCTCGGCTGCATTGATCTCCATGGGCTCGGCGGTCGCGGGCATAAGTTCGGTGACGTTCGGCACCTTCATCTGCTTCAGCGCCCGCTGCACCACGGCACGACGGTCGAACAGATCCGGGTGCTCCTTCATCAGCGCCATCACCGCCTGAGTCTGCGCCATGCGCTGAGTCTCGGAGAAGATGTGCGGGTCCGACACCGGAATCACGTCCGAATTGCGGTTGAAGTCCTCGCGCTTGATGTCCAGCTCTTGCACCATGTCGCCCCGGTGCATCTCGTCGAGATACCAACGGTTCAGGCGCTGCAGGACCTTGAGGACGCGTGATTGCGAGTCGTGCAGTCGGGCGTGAATTGCTGAGAACACTTTCGAGCCTTGCTCGATCAGCGCCTGTGCGGTTCCGACTGGCATGTTGTTGCCCGCATCCGCGATCTTTTCCTCGGAGGTAGTCACCACGCCTTTTGCGGCGTCGGTCAGGAACCCCACGAGCTTGAACAGCGTTTCGCTCGGTGGGTTGAAGGGCATTGGCATCGCGATCTTGCGGATGTCGTCCACGCCCGGTGCACCCTCGATCTCGGTGATCTGCGTGACTTCTACGTTTTGGCTCTGGCCCGAGATCTTCGCGCCTTTGAGCTTGAGCATCGTGGCGGCGTTGTTAATGTGTGCCGTATCCAGCAAAGCGCGCAAGCCGCCAGTAATAGCAGCAGAAAGACCGCCGATGAGATGCGGGAGTCCGATAGCATAAGCGCCTCGCCACGGTATGAATTTAAATTCGATCAACCAGTCGAGCTTGGCCATCGTCACGTCGCCCTGCTCCCAGTTGCGGTACAGGCCGACGATCTCGGTGTTCTCCTCGTCGATCATCATGATGTACGGGGCCAGCTCCCCTTTCGAGTGCGAGTCGTCCTCCCACTCCATGAAGGCGTACACCACGTAGACGCGGCGCGTGCCGTCGATGTTCTCCTGCCACTGCTTGCCCTCGATCTTGTCGTTCGCCTTCTCGGGACCCGTCGATACAGGCTCCATCGAGGCACGCACGATCGAAATGTCACGGTACAGCCCCGAATTCATGCGCGACTCGAATTCCTGCTGCGTGATGTCCTGCACCTCGGTCACGCGCTGCGCGGTGTAGAAGTTCGCAGCGGAAAAGGGCAGTATGATGTTGTCGATCGACACGAACTCGGCGCAAGGGCGCTTTTTGCGGTCGTCGTACCACAGCTTCAGGAACTGGGAACCGCCCAGCGGCAGCTGCGTGAGCATTTGCTCCTGCTCGTCCCGGAACTCCTGAATCTGCTCGGTCAGCTGCCAATTCATGAAGTCGCGCTTGCGCTCGGCCCGTTTCTCGTCCTCGTCGCTCACGTCGCCGATAATGTTCGTGCGCACTGGACCGTCCGGCGGAAACAGCTCTTTAATGGCACGCGATTCGAAGTCAATACACGCCTCAGCCATCACCGGGTGCACCACACGCGATGCGCCTTGGAACTGTGCGCCACCGGGGGCGTCGTTGCCCATGCCCGTGCGCTTAAGGCCTTCCTCGTACTGCTTATCCCGCTCTTTGCGTGCCTCTTTGTCGTTCTCGATCAGTTCGATGTACTTGAGTGCGATCTTGGACAACTCCCACTCGGGCATTTCCTCGGCCATGTTGCTGTAGAAGTCTTGGTCCTCCTCCGGACCCTTGAACTCCTCCATCCGCACAATAGCGGAACCGTCCGGCTGCTCTTCCACCTCGGCAAATTCGTCGTCCAGATCGACGATCAGGCCTTCCTCGTCCTCGGGTCCAGCGGGTGCCGCCATCGGGTCTTGCATCTGGTCTTGTGGGAATTCAGTCGCCATGGGTCGTTATCCTTTTGGTGCTACATTGTAACACGGCTTAGTCCTCGAATCCATATTCGCTGATGTCGCGGGCTGTCCGGATCAGGTCTTTGTACATATCGGGGTTCTCGCGTTTGATCTCCCGCAGCGGCCCGCGCATCGACATCACCGGCTCGTCAATGCCGCTGTTGATCAGGTTGCTCAGGGCGTGTGCTGGCGTCATGGACTCTTCGCCTAGATCCGCAACGAACTCTTCGGGGTTGCGCATTGGGTTCAGCATATACATCACGTCGTCCTCGTCGTACCCGAGCTTCTCGAGCATTTTGATGGTGCCGTCCTCGTCGAGTCCCTTCTTTGCGAAATGCGCGATCAGCCCCTGCAGCGTTTGTGGCATGGTGGGCATAGGCGTCGGTACCGATTCGACGGCTTTCGCCACGTTGCCAATAGCACCGAGGCCAGTCATGTCGGGCAGTGCACCACGCAGCGCTTGACCCGCCGCCGTCTGCAACACCTCGCGTCGCGACACCGGGGTCTCGGCGATCGATTTGAGCGTGGACTTGGCCGCGCCTTTGCCCGGGTCGACCGTCACCGTCTTCTCGGTGATCGCCGGTGCGCCTTTCAACTCCTGCTGCATCTTCTCGAGCGCTTTGGTGTCGAGGTTCGCCAGCGGAAACGCGGGCTTGGACCCAAGGCCGAATAGCGAGCGACGCCCGAGGTCCGGCTTGTCGGCGACCTTCACACCCTTTCGCGCCATCTCCGCTTGCATCTGGTCCAGCGTCTTCTTGGCCGAGCCGCCTTTGTTGAATCGCTTCGGTGCAGCACGCATCGACTTGCGCGACGTCTCCGGCGCTTCCTCAAAATCTCGGCGACGCGTGGCGGTCATCGGGTCGTACGGCTTGGAACGGCTTTGCAGCATGTACTCGATCGCCATTTGCCGCAGCACCGGATTTGGGTATTGCGCCTCGAATTCGGCGATTGCTCGGCGGTTCGCCTCCTCGGGGCTCACTGGCGGCGGTGGTGCGGCTACGCGTGGGGGTGCGCGTCGGGCCAATTCCGCATCTTCGCCCTCGTTGAGTGCACCGGACCGGAACAGCATGCCCAGCGGCACTGCACTGCGCACACCGGCGAACAGCGTCGCGGCGTCGATTGGGTCGACGCCTTGCAGGAACTCGTCGATCGGATTACTGGGCATAAGGGTTCCCCTTTGGGCGGTATTCGTCGTCCACGTACTCAGTGTCGGGCGCGACTGGGTCGATGTTGAGGAAGCCCATGTCCTTGAGCAGTCGCAGCGCTTGCGACAGCGTGTCGGTCAGGTCGTCCCGATCTGAATCGGGGAAAGAGCACACTTGGCTAATCAGCGGCTCTGCCCAATCGCGAGGCTGACCCTTGTGCACGACCGATTCGGGGATGTAAACACGACCGTGGGCGATGATGTTGGCCACCAGATGCAAGCGCTGGGTCTTGTCGGCGCGGCCCGGGTTGTAGGCGCGGACCGGGATACCGGCACGCTGCAGGTCTTGGATGATCGAGATGCCCGAGGCTTTGTCCTCCACGAGCACCATGTCCACCTTTTTGCCCGGTTCGCCGTAGATCGAGCCGTACTCGTCCACGATCTTGGGACGCAAGTCAGGATACGAGAGGAAGTCCTCCCACGCGTCGATGAGCATGGCGCACATGGGCGAATCGTCGTTGGGTCGAAACACGCCCCACACGGTGCACGCGGTCGGGTCGTTGATGGTCTTGTCGGTGTACGCGCAATCGTAGGACTGCACCACGTACAAGAAGTCGGGAAATGGCTTTTGCGCGTCCCACAGCCGGAACCATGAGCGTTTGACGATGCCGTAGTCCTCGGGGTCGATCACCTCGGCGTACAACTCCTGCCGCCCGATGCGTGTGCCCTCGTACTGCGACACGATTTCGTCGCGAAACGTGGGCGCGAGGTTGTTGAAGTTCTCGTGTGTGGTGCCCGTGGTGACGAACACGCGCTCGTCCGCGATCAGTCGCCGCACGATTGGGATGGGCTTGGGCGTGGTGGTCACGCACACCCGGGGGCGCTGGCCCAGACGCAGCCCGAACATGAGGTTGGACCACATATCCTCGGCGTTGCGGAACTTGGCAAGCTCGTCCACCCAAGCGAGGTCGTGCTGGGGACCGCGCAGCGTCTCGGGGTCGTTGTCCGAATAGATGGTCGCAATCGCGCCATTTGGCCACTCGAGTCGCCGCTTGGATGGCACAAATACCGGTTTGCACGAGGGGTGCGAAATGGCGAGGATGCCCGATTCGCCCTCTACCATCACGTCCCGGGCGTCGCCCGCATCCTCAGCGATCAGCGCGATGCGACCGGCAAGCTTGTTTTCGACGTGGTAGCGCACGAATTCGGCACCACAGCGCGTTTTACCCCAACCCCGTCCGGCGAGGATGAGCCACGTGGTCCAGAACTGCTCGTCCACCGGGGGCAGCTGGTTTGGTCGCGCCCACGAGGGCCAATCGTAGAACAACTCCAGCGCCTCGCGATCCGTCAACTCGGACACGAATTCGTGGAAGTTGTGCGGGTCCAGCGCCAGCGCGGACCGCTTAATCTTCCGCTTTTGATTTCTGCTGTAAGCGCTGGGCGAGTCGATCACGGAGTCCCTCGATATTGATGTTCGAGTCCAGCTGGCCCGACACGTTCATGTTCACGTCTTTCGCACGGAACTTGGCGTCGTACCCCATCAGCGTGAACTGGAGCAGCCCGTCCGAGAACTTGCGCACGGTGTCGGTCCGGATACCTTGGTAAAACACCGGCTCCTCGTGTCCGATCACTGCGCGGCGGTAGGCCTCGGCACGCATCGTGTCGACCATCTCGTCCTGAATCGACGTCATGATGTTATCAAACAGCTTGTGCTCGTGCCGCCATTTTTGCATTGTGTCGCGCATGATCCGGGCGCTGGTGTACGCGTGCCGCAGCGAGAATTTCGCCTCGGGCGGACCGTCCCGGAATTCGGCGATCATCACCAGCATCTTGTAGGCTTTGGTCTCCTCGTGCCTTTGCAGTTCGCCGACGGCTTTGGCAGTCGGGTCATTGCAGGTCAGCGAGTGCGGCATGTGCGACGAGTCGCTCATTGGGTAACGCGCACGATCGCGCTGGATCGCGTCGAGGAGAGCGGTGACCGGCACTAGAGCACGGCGCTCGTACTCCGAGAGCGTTTCGGCACCAATCTGGTCCAGCGTGGTAAGGTCGTCGTAGAAGGACATGCGCGAATTAGAACACGGATGGTACACCCAATGCAAGTCTCGCGTGTTTGACCCGATAGAGGAGGAGGGCGGGGTTATAAGACACCCCATTGAGCATGACTCCGAGTTATAACGCTTTCATGCGCGTACACGAGGCACCTCCCGTGAAGTCCTAAGTGGTGGTGGAAGGGTATTCGACGTCTGGAAGCCCCCTCGTGTTCCACAATGATGGAACAGCGATGGAACGCG